AGTGGGTTAATGCAACAGGCTGGAAATAGAACTATGCGCCATCAATTTAGATTAAAAGCAATAGAAAATCCAAATAAATATAAAGGTGACCCAACCAATATTATTTATCGTAGTCGATGGGAGCTTATAGTAATGTCAAAGTTAGATGAGCACCCTGATGTACTTGAGTGGTCAAGTGAAGAAATTACAATACCTTATATCAGTCCTATTGACAATAGACGTCATTTGTATTTTCCTGACTTCTTTATGAGACGTAGAGATAAAGATGGTAAGACCAAAAGTTTTTTAATCGAGGTTAAACCAAAAGCTCAGACTGTACCACCAAAAGTACAGACTAAATCTACTAAACGATATATCAATGAAGTTGCTACTTGGGGTGTGAATTCTGCAAAATGGAAAATGGCAGAACAATACTGTGCCGATCGAGGTTGGGAGTTTATTAAAATTACAGAAGACGATCTAGGATTAACATTTTAATGGCAAATGTATTTGACGAACTTATCACTAAAGGTGTCCGAGCGGGTCAAGTCCCGGCTCGAACCGAAGCAGCACGCAAATGGTATCGTGAACTGGCGTCAAAGCAAGGTCGAATCAATGAGCGTAAACTCATCAATTCCGACACAGATCGACTTACTACTGTCATCAAGCCGGGATCAATGTATATGTATCTCTATGATCCTAAGCATAAGGATACACTTCCATACTATGACAGAGCACCGCTAATCTTTCCATTCAGAATAGAACGTGGTACATTCTGGGGTATCAACTTACACTATCTTCCTTTAGAACTTAGAGCAAAACTCATGGATGCTTTATATGAAACTCGAATAAATAGTAGGTATGACGAATCAACCAGACTTAGAATTAGCTATCAGTTACTTAACAGTGCTTCAAAATATAGATATTTTGAGCCTTGTGTAAAACAGTATCTTATTAGCCATATGCAGACTAAATTTATGTATGTCTATCCTTCTGAATGGGATATAGCCATTTTTCTTCCAACAGAACGATTTGCTAAAGCGACTAAGACACAAGTATGGGCAGAATCCAAAAAGAAAGTAATGAGTAATTAAGATGGCACTTATCCGAATAAATGATTTTATAAGCAGTATTAATAAAAAGGGTGTAATTAGAGATAACAAATATGTTGTCTCGTTCTCATTACCAAATTATTTGCAGACAAATGCTATTTCTATATTCAATGGTATTAATTCATCATTTTTATTGTCTCTGAGATGTGAATCTGCATCAATACCAGGTTTACAATTTGCATCGGTTGATGGACCGCCAAGATTCGGTTACGGTCCTATTGAATATAATCCCTACAATGTTGTATATGAAGATATTACTTTGACCTTCTTGCTTGATTCTGACTCAGAGATTCATAAAATTTTCTATGATTGGATGAACTCAATTGTGAATTTTCATGCTCAAGGTCAAGCATTAATAGGAGCCGCAAATGGAGCAAAAGGACCCGTTTCAGGTATGGCTCCATACGAAGTAGGTTATAAGGATGACTACATTACAGATTTAAAAGTTGAAGTTTATCCTGACGCGAATTATGATAAAGCGTCAATGGAACTTATAGCATATAGAGCATTTCCTAAATCCGTCGCACCTCTCAACCTTAATTGGTCTGATGGTCAACCTTTAAAACTTCAGGTTGTTATGACTTATACTGACTTTGAAATAAATTATCCTAATAAAGCTTAATAGTGGAGTTATACTATGGCGTTACCTAAACTTGACAAACCCGTGTTTTCTATTCTAATTCCTTCCAAAAATATTGAAGCATATTTCCGCCCATTCACTGTGAAGGAAGAAAAGATTCTTCTAATCGGTCAACAGAGTGGAAAAGAAAAAGATATCATCACAGCAATTAAACAAGTGATCCAAAACTGTCATCAAGGTAAAGGTTCTTTTGATGTAGACAAATTGGCTACATTTGATCTTGAATATCTTTTCTTAAAATTAAGATCAATGTCTGTAAACAATGTGATTGCTGTCTCGTATAAGGACAATGAAGATGAAAAGATTTACGATTTTGAAATTGATCTCGATGATGTAATTGTAAAGAATGCGGACAAGATTATTTCTAATAAAATTGCAATTACTGATACTGTGGGTATTATCATGACTTATCCTTCAGTAAAGGTTCTTGAAAATACACCTGAGGATTGTACACTTACAGAACTTACTGAGTATCTTATTCGTTCATGTATTGAATCAATCTACGATGAAAACCTTGTATATCCCGCAAGTGATTATACAGCAGAGGAACTAGAAGAGTGGCTTAATGATCTGAGTGTTGAAGCATTTGAAAAGATTAAAGATTTCTTTGATAATATTCCTCAGATGTATTATAAGATTGAATATAAGAACTCGCTAGGAACAGAACGTAAAATCGAGCTGACTACGTTAAACGATTTTTTTACTTGGCGTTGAGTCATAACACCTTAGCTAATTACTATACTACAATTTTTGCTATGGCTCAACATCATAAATATTCAATTACTGAAATAGAAGATATGATACCCTTTGAACGTGACCTTTATATTGATCTTCTTTTGGCATTTTTAGATAAACAAAAAGAAAGATTGACAGAGGATTCGTAAGTTTAAATGAAACTTCCTAGCATCAAGGGTGTAAAATCTCCGATTGTAAGATCAGGAAATAGTAACAAATCTGGAGTTGTACCGACTGCAGAACGAAGAGCTGCAGCACAAAAGCGCCTTGATGCTATGAATCCAGAGACAAGAAAAAAACTGGCTCAGAATGTCTCAAGAAGTAAATTCAAAGCTTTCACCAAAGATGTATTGAACAGATATGGCTTTGACACATCAAAAAAGTCAGATAAAACTAGATCTTCAAGTTCTTCATACGGTTCAAATTCATCAGATATTGATTCTGTCTCACTACCTTCATTAGACACACCAACAAGAGTTTCTAATGATAATAATCCCACAGTTTCATCACTAGAAAAACAATTTAAGATTGTAGCTAATCAGTTAAGACTCCTTGAATCTATTTCTAAGCGCCAGCAAGATAATAAAGTTCTGGAAGTTCTGAATAGAAATAATAAAGCTCAAGAGTCTATACTAGAGCAGAATAATGCTGCCGAATTACAGAACAATCAGGATCTAGGTTCTCAAATAGAACCATTGAATGATCAACTTGTAGCATTGTCTAATTCAATAAGTTCTCTAATAGATATCTTAGAAGATAAACAAGATGAAGCCAAAACTGATAATGGACAGCAGAGCTTCTGGGAAGATATCAAGGATAGATATCTAGGTGAGGACCGAAAATCCAAACGCGTTAGACAAAGCAGAGCAGCAGGATCGACGGCTAATAAAGAATTAAAAGCAGTTGAACGAATAGCAGCAAATGATAACCAATTAGTATCTGTGTCTAGACGAGGAAGAGTCGCTGACGTAATTGGTAAGGGTCTAAGAAAAGGTGAGCAGTTAGCCACAAAACTCGGTGGCAGTACTACAAAAGCAATCGAGAAACTTGCTCTACCAATCATCGAGAAAGGCTTAGGTAAAACAGTTCTTAAGTCAATTCCAATTGTTGGCGCTGTGGCGGGTGTTGGATTTGCCGTTGATAGATTACTTCATGGTGATGTTGTAGGAGCAGGTTTAGATGCAGTTTCAGGCCTAGGTGGTCCATTAACTGCTATTCCCGCTTTAATTGCAAGTACGGCAAGAGACATATACTCGGCTGTATATGGAGTTCAGCCTGAAGAAGACCCTAATGCATCAGAGCGAATGTCCGAAGTTACTTCAGTAGTTAAAGGTGTTGTGACAAAGACCTTGACTGCAAGTATAGATCAAAAACCTCCAGTGAAAAAAGATTCAGCCACAGATGGAGTTAAAGGCAACGCCAAGAAAGTGTTGGATAATGCTGGCTTTGGAGGTGGTGGAAGTTTTGGTGGCGCCGGTGCAACGGGAGATTTCTCAAAAGACGGCGGAGGAGGCGGCGGAGGCGCTGTAGTGCAGACAGGTAAAGG